ATGATTTTGTTTCGCTGGTTGCGTAACCGAACATGATGCCTTGATCTCCAGCACCAATTTGTTCGTCTTTAGTGACGGCTTGATTGATTTCCGCGCTTTGCTCTGATAGTAGGTTGATGATGTTGTCGACCTCATAATTTAGTTTCGCCGCTACTCGCTTCACAATCGCCGTGTAATCGATTTTTGCTGTTGTGGTTATCTCTCCCGCTATCACGACCGTTTTGTCTTTCACGAGCGTTTCGCAGGCCACACGTGCGCCTTTATCTTCTCGCAGACACGCTGTTAGGATTGCGTCGCTGATTTGATCGGCGTATTTGTCTGGATGGTATTTGCTGACCTGCTCGGTACTGAATAATCTCATGCAATCTTCTCCGCCTTCCTGCCGGTGAACTTCTCCCACCGATCGATAATCACATCAACGTATTTTGGATCGAACTCCATCATATAACACGTGCGCCCTAATTGTTCGGCTGTAATGAGCGTTGAACCGCTACCGCCGAATAAATCCATCACTATATTACCGGGCTTTGTGCTGTTCAGCATCATTCTGGCAAGAACTTTGATTGGTTTCATCGTTGGGTGTTCTGCACTAACGCTTGGCTTGTCTTCATTGATCACGGTGGTGCTGATGCGGTCCGCGTATATCTCGTCCAGCAGTTTCACTATCTCGTCTTTTTTCATCTTTTTGTATTTCGGTATTGCGTCCTCGATTACCGTGCTGTGCTTGCGGCAGTCCGTGAAGTAATGGGCTGCGCCCTCTTTCCATCCGTAAAGACACGGTTCGTGCTTCCAGTGGTAATCTTGCCTTCCAAGTACTAAAGCATTCTTTACCCATATCAAACATGAAGCTAGTTTAAACCCTGCATCCTTGAATGCATTTCTAAAGTTTAATCCTTCGGTATCAGCATGACATACATAAATGCCACCACCCGGTTTCGTATGTTTAAAGATATTTTCAAATGCCTTAAAAAGAAATTGATAAAAGGTGTTATCTTCCATCTTGTCATTCATAATCTTGCCAGCTGTTCCTTCGTAGTCAACATTGTAAGGAGGATCAGTAAATGTGAGGTCGATTTTATCGTCTTGTATTAGTTTTTCAACATCGATACTTTCAGTTGCATCTCCACACATTACTCTATGGTCTCCAAGTACAAAGATGTCTCCTTTTTTGGCATATGGTGTTTCACTTATTTCGGCATCGGGATCAAAATCATCATCCGTTGCATTATCAGGAACTTCCTCTTCTAAATCTTCAAACCCAAATGATCCCATGTCTATTGTGGAAATATCATCAAGTTCTATCGACAATAAATCGAGATCCCATTCGGCGAGCTCGCTCGTTTTGTTGTCCGCTAACCTAAACGCTCGAACTTGCTCATCAGTTAGATCATCGGCTATTATGCACGGAACCGTGTCCATGCCGAGAGTCTTTGCTGCTTTGTATCGCGTATGTCCGGCAACGATGACGTTGTTGCTGTCAATCACAATTGGAACCTTGAATCCAAACTCTTTAATTGATGCTGCAACTGCGCTGACAGCTTGGTCGTTCTTACGTGGGTTTCTCTCATATGGAATCAATTGGTCGATTTCGATATATTGTATTTGCATCTAGATTCCTTTCCGTTGCATATTCGTTGTTATAAATATAGCACACTAAATTAAATATATATTAAATACTAAGATAGTATGTAGATGCTTCGTTCCAAGAGGGTAGGGAGCCTCTCGGAACTGGAGAAAGAAGAAAAAGGAAAGAAAAAGCAGCGTTGGGCACACTGCTTGACAATACTATTTTACCACACTTTTTTAGGTGGGGGAGTCCTGAATTGGTCCTGACTTTAGTTGCAGTTCTCGATGAGGGTGTTCACCTCCACTTTTAAGTTTTTAATATGCTTCAGCGAGTACCCCAGTTCATGGGCGATTTCCTTGTTTGATTTGCCGTCAATCACGGAGAGGGAGAAGACCTTCTGCTGCAAGGTCGACATCTTTTCAGAGCTCTTGGCTCTTTGGTACCTTAGCCGATTGAGCGATGCTTGCTTGTCGGCAAGTTGGAGATTGATAGCATCGATGTACCCGGTCAACTCGGCAATGCGGTCCAGAATCCACTCCTCGCTATGCTTTGGTCCGCTTGTCTGCACGTTCGGCTGATCATAGGTTACCGTCCTCAATGCTGCAGGCCCGCTTTTCTTGATCCACTCCTCACGCTCGCTCGCGCAGTTATCTAGTCTTATCTTAAGAGTATTAATATCATTCTTAAGTTCTAATACTGTTTTATAAAATATAGTACTCTTTGATTGGCTACCCATTCAGGATCGATCTCCTTTCTTCCTGGGTTCTTCTCCGTTTTTGGATCTGATATATTTTGATCTGCTCTTCAATCGTCAATGGCAGAGGTTCTTTTTTTGCTAGCACCGTCTTTCCGCACCTCACGTACGGCTCACGCTTTGGCTTGGCTTTTGGCCGGGTGTCAATGCGAATATATTTTGGCTTGGGCATTGGTTACTTTACCACTTTCTTCTTGTTGTGATAAATCTTTTAGTGCTTCGTCATAGATTGGTGTCATTTCATTTTCTCCTTCCGCTTTCTTCAACAAAGGTTTCTGTTGCGAAATCCCAACGATAATAATATGATTTTGGAATGTATGGGAATGTTATTTCAGATTCTAATTTACATTTTAACTCCCAACGCGTATCAAAAAACTTTTTGACTGACGGATGGTCGTCATCAAGAGAACCCGGCTCGTCATACGGCGGATATCTGTGCCAGACTTCATCATCATTTGTGATAATGAGAATGTCATTGAATGAGTATTTATAAGAGCCATCCTCTTGTTGCTTGCGAAAAACCCGACTATCGCGTTTGTTTTGATCAAACAAATTCGGATCGTTGTTCCATTCATTCTCATCGCCAGTCAATGGCGAAAGCGGTTGCCACTTTGCAAGTTTAGTAAAGACTTGTAAAGTTAGACTTGCCGACATCCCACTGTGGTCTTGCTCTGCAAATCGCTCAAGAAGTTCAAGCGCGCTGTCATACACTGAATCAACATAAAGATTCAATATATTTTCCGCTTCCCTCTTGTCATCGTTTTGAATATCTTTTGTTTCACAATGCTCATGTAATTTAGCATATTCAATTTCACGTTTTGCCCATTCAATATATCTACTCATTTCATTTCCTCCTCAAGTGCTTGGATTTTAACATTATTTTCCCACCATAAAACCCTTATAACATCTCTATCATGTTTAGTTTCTGCCATAGATAAGTCGTTATCAATTCTTGCACGTTCTTTGATCAACCCCAACAACTCCTCAACCTTTTTTGCACGTTCGAGGGCCAATTTCGTCCTTGCTAAAAGTTTGTTGCCATCACAAGTTGTTGATACTAAATTTTCCAAGTCCTTCAATGCTTCATCGTATATTGTCATTTTAGTTCTTCCGTGAGGTTCGGCTCAAACCTAAATATCTCATCGTGGAGTTGTTGTAAATCTTTTCGGCCAGCGGCTGTTGTATGAGCAGAATCAAGTGTTTCTTTGAACAACCCAAGCAATAGTAGCCCGAACACGGCCATATCTCTTGCTGCCACGTAGTCGTTGTCTTTTTGCTTTTTGCTTAACTTTGCAAACAACTTCAAGACCGCCTCGCATTTGATTTCGTTGTTATTGCTCATGTTTTCTTTTGCAACTTTCAAAAACCGATTTGTTGATATAATTTCCATTTTTTCTCCTCCCGCCTTAAAAAGGCAACTCCTTTTCGATTTCTTCAATCGGTCTGTCAAACGCCCGCTGAATCCGTTCTTGCTCTTGCTTTTTGATCGCCGCCTTGTGCGCCTTTTCGATAGCCTCTATTGGCGTGTCTGCTATCTCTTGACAGCCGTCGAAGTCTGCGATATATTGGTCGCCAGAGCGTGTTAGTTGGAATCTGATCATGCTATTCCCTCCCGTCTTGGAAGATTCTGCAAGGTGTCGGATCCGGATGCGGAGTACCTGGTATTCCTGGACAGATCCCATTCTCGTCTCCGGGGCACATGCAGCAGGTTTCGTTTCTGATAGCGATAAGTTTTTCTCTGACGACTGCCTTGCTGTTCTCGCCTTCGATTTCAAGCAAATGGATGCACTCATTGAGTGTTTTGAGGAAGCTCATAGTTTCTTCCCTCCGTGCTTGTAAGGCCTATTCTTGTTGTATTCCATTTTCTCCTTGATCGCTGCTTCGAGATCGATGCCGTAGTGACCGCAGATGTCCATGACACGGATCACGATGTCGGCAAGTTCGGATGGAATGCCCTCTGGTTTAGTAATGTCATCATGTGAATAAAAATCATACTCGATTATGGTTTTTCCATCGATGATCTTTTTTACTGAATAGTAGGTTTCAGTTGGTTTACGACGATTGCGATCTTCTTCAAGAGCTTCCGACACTTCGGAATGGATTAAACATAGCAACTCGGCCATTGATCTCTTATCATCCCACCATCCGTGCTCTTTGGCGTTTTGATGAATTTCTTGGATGTAGTTGTTGATATCGGTGAGTTGGAAATCGGGGCAATCGTAGCAATATGAATACCCTTCGCCATCTTCCGGACAATTAAAGGTGTATTTGTTACGACATTTCGTGCAGTCGCATTTTTCTTGCTTTGATAGACATTCTTTGCAGATAAATCCTTGATCAAAGTCCTCACCGCACTCCAAGCACGCTATCTTGCCACAGAGAGTACACTTGTAAATGTCGTAATCTTCACCAGTGTTTCCGCAGGTTTCACACACTGCGCATCTGTTGCAGAGATCTTCCTCGACCCAGTAGCAACCTCCGGGGCAAGCGTTCATCTGAGTACAACCGCACACGCGGCATTTTTGTTCTTCTTTTTTCATAATTTCCTCCTCACACCCCAAACGACATCTGACCAGACTTGGTCTGCTCATAGACAACGGGCGTGATCTTGCGTTTCTCTTTCTTGGCAGCCAATTCTGCCTCAATCTCAGTCTGAAGTTCCTCGAGGACTTCCCTTTCGAAGGCTTCATAACTTGGGCTGTCTTTCCTGCCGATTCTTAGTTTAAACTGTTGATCATGATCGATCCGGTATTTGATCGAAGCTCGGCGGTAAAACAACGCCTTGGCAGTCTTTTTGATTTCGTCGATGGCGTTCTGAACAATGTCTGCTTGCTCCACAGTCGGCGACAAGTACCCTTCCTTGGTACTGATGATGATCTTCTGCATCATCCTGTCGTTGACGATCTCGGTCACTATATTCCGCATCCTGGTGTCGAGTGACTTGGTATATTTACCGAAGAACATGATACACAACTTCCGAACCGGGAATGTCTTCCCAGGTTGCCCAGTGATCAGATCGTGGACATCATAGACGATCGGCTCGTGCTTCTTGCTTTCGATCTCAGTCATGATGATCTGAACCTCCGGACCGATAGAATGACGGATTTGCCTTTATGCTTGATCATTGGTATGCGTCCGATTCTGCGTTCTTCCTCGTAGGCTGAAAACTCTGCTTTCGATAAAGCAATCACTTCCGGGATCCGTCTGAATCGCTTGAGATATTTCATAGCTTCGTGTTCGATCGTGGTGATGATGTCAGGCTGGTAATTAGTCATAACGTTCGCTCCTTTGCTCAATAGCATCTCGGCTTCCATTACCGAAATACTTCATTTTTATTCCCGCTTGATACTTGCTTATGATTGCTTTCAGCCACTCTGGCATGATTAGGTTGCGGTTCGGATGAGCAAGCCAGTGTTTCAACTTCTCAATTCGGTTTCTTTTATTCCACGATTTGGTTTCCTCATCGCCTGCCAAATCGTCGAACTCTCCGGCTCTTTCCATGCAGTTGATAATGTCGTCGGATAGCGAGTCAAGGATCAATTCATATCCTCGGATGAGTTCCGCAACCCTTGGTGGGTAATTGTTCCCTGATTTGATGTGGTTCTTGGCAGCCTGCATGATGCCTTTGTATTCATAGCCCTGTAAGAGATCGAACCACACCGCATCGGTCGATTCCCCGCCGTTATCATAGCCGTAGGCGCCTTTGATATAGTTCCGCAGCATGATGACTTCGCTTTTTGTCATGACTTAACCCCCATGTATTCATTCATTTTTCGTACTCGCTCCTCAACGTCATCGTAAATCGTCTTGTTTGTCTTGCCGTCGATATAGTTTCCTTCAAGGACTTTGACGAAGTTCTTTGGCTTGAAACACCAGTCAAATGTGGCAATAAATCCTTGCCTATTGTCGCCACGAAGGAATGGGCTTTGTCCTGCTTGGTCAATCATTTTGTAAATAGCTTCAAGCCCATGCTCTTTGATTCGTGCGTTGACGTTCGGCTTTCTCTGCTCCGTGATTTTGGTGATCTCCTTCAAAAGTGAGTGGGTGTTCCAGTATTCACAAAGGGATTCAAAGTCGATTTTATCGGCTTTGCCGTTGGAAGCGTCAGTGTCAACTGACATAGCATCTTCAGATGCTTTAATATCTTTTTCTTTTTCTATATTCTTAATTTCTTCTTTATATTCTTTATCTAATTCTGTACGGCTAACATTAAGCCTACTGTTAGTTTTACAGTTAGATTTACACAAACCCTTTGTTAACTCTTTTTGCTTGGAACGATAAGCCGTCATATAGTCACGCATGTACTCGTTTTTCTTCTCGATTTTGTCCGCACTTTGATGCTTGCTCCAATTTGAGATTACGTATGTTTCGTTAATTTTTTCGAGCATTCCATATTCTAGGAATATGGAGACCGCTTGTTCAACCACTTTAAGCTTACGGCTGAACTCTCTGGAAAGCATCTCGATCGTGTACGGCTTCATCGGTTCGTGTAAAGCTAACAACCCGCTATTATTTAGTTTGCCGGCGAGGCATAAAATCTTCACCCAAATTATCAGGAAAGTATCGGCTTTTTGTTCGGATTCGATCAACTTTATCTTCGGATCGTCGAATAAATCTGTGACAATTTTGATCCATTTCAGTTCACCCACTTGTCACACCCCCCTCTTTTAGGCAAGCATAGGTCGGTACTCCAGTCTGCTTTTCGATCTCTTTGATCATTCGGTTCTGGTCGCTATTGCCGTCGCTCAAGTGCATCAAGTAGATCGCTTTGGTCCTTGAAAAGTTGTTGATGGACTTGGCAAACACGATCTTCAGCGTCTCCAGGCTCATGTGGCTTTTCGCCACTCTAATCGCTCTGTCATCAGCATTACTGATCAGAATGTCGTTCACGTGGTTGCACTCGATCATGATGTAATCGAATGATTCTTTGAAGTGATAGATGACCATGTTGGCATCGTTGACAAAGATCAATTTCTCATCGTTCAGCCGGTCATGGATAATGAATCCCATTGCTCCGTCGCAGTCATGCGGTACGAAGAACCCTGTCAGCTCGAAGGATCCGATGTACACTTTTTGCCATTCATTCAGCGGATACCCACGATTCGGTAGCACTTTGATGTTCTTTAGCGTCGCTTCACTGGCGATGACTGGCATAAACCTTGAGACCTTTTCAGAGGCGCGGGAATGGTCGCCATGCGAGTGTGTGATGGCGACCGCTCCCAATGCCGTGAGTACTATCCGATGATCAAGCAGCCTTGTCTTCAAGAGGCGGAAATCGATGCCGGCTTCGAGGAGTATTGCGTGTTTTTCGTTCCGGACAACGTAAGCGTTGCCGGCTGATGATGATGCCAGACAGATGATTTCCATTGTGTCTCCTTTCTAAAAATTGGGTTTATCGGCTTGCTCGAAAATCGTGGTCTGTTTCGGCGATTCCTTGCTGACGGGAGGCTCTTGCATGATCGGGCCGGGTGTGCCTGCAGCGTCTGGAGCTTCTATAGTGCCGACTTTCTCGACTGCTTCTTTTTGGATTGTATCGACAACTTCGCCAGTAGATTCAAAATCAAAATGATTTTGCTCGTTTTTGATCATTGTCTCGGCGACCACGTCGTCATCCGTCGAGGTTTTGAGGATGTTTTTCAGCAAGCGATTCAGCACGGTTCTCTTGGCAAATTCGCCAGTAAACTCTTTGTGCTCTTTGTTAGTCTTTGACATTGCCCAGGACTCGCGGATCTCGGCCATTGTCATGACTTGGCAGCGTGGGTGGCTGTTAAACTTGATCGTTGCGTAAGCACCGACGATGGTGCCTTTCAGCTTATTCGTCCATGTAGTCTCATGTTTTACCACGTACTCTTCCCCATACTCGTCATGGCCCAATTCAACCGTGTCGCCGTCATAGATCAGCGCCGCTCTTGGCAAGTCCTCAAATCCTTTAAGGCGTGAGACTGCTGCTTGGTTCCCGAAGTAGGATGTGGACCAGGCTAACCGATTACCGTAGGCGATAAAGTAGCCCTGTTGCTTCGCTGGGTTAAGCCCTAAAATCGCCATATCCAGTAAAGCGTTGACAACCGACTCTTTAGTGCATACTTCAAGTGCCGGCTTTTTGTCCTTGTCGACTACGCTTTGCAGGATCAGCCATGCAGATGACATGGCATTTCCTACAGAGTAGTTGGCCGGTAGATTCAGACGGCCTCCTTGTACGAGCTCATTGATGCGGTTTTGGACCACGTCAGCAATCGTCTTTTCTTGCAGGACCAGTTTCGCATCCTGTGCCGCTACCTTGTTCATTCCGGTGTTGCTCTTCAGTGTTTCATTTCCCATTTTTTTCTTCTCCTTTTTTTATGCTCCAGCTGTTGTCGCTGGTGCTGTATCTTTGGCAATAAAGCAGATGGTCTGAGCGGTGGTGTCGAAGTTGCGATTCATGTCCGTGATCGCTTCGGCGTTGTCGATGATGATTGGCAGGATTTCACAGTTCAGCAGGCCTTTGATCGCCTCGATGATTTGGATGCCGATCTTGATTTTCCGCTCAGTGTTCGTGTATTCATACTTGACGATGCCGTTCGGTGTCCTGTCGACTACGTAACAGGTCTGATCCCAGCTGTCAGCCTTGATGTTTTCCTCAATCAACTGAAACTCGATGCCACCAAAGGCCTGACCAAGTTTTGCCTTGAAAATGTCGATCTTGGTGCGTCTGTACTCTTTCAGCAAGTCGATCTTTACTTCGATGTTGGCGATGTCTCGGTTGACGGTAGCAAGTTGATTCTCCCATTCTCGACGCTGTTCCCGGTTTTTCTTCTCAACTTGATACTTGATGATTGTCTCTTGTAGATTGGCGTTCTCTTCTTCAAGTTTCATGATGTCATTTGTGAGCCCACCGTCGTCGATCCCCCGGTTTTTTTCTTCCTCGATGTTCTTCTCGATGCCACCGATTCGTTCCTTGACTTTTTTGGTTGCTTCGCTTTCGTAGTAGTATGTCTTCTGCGATGACAGTGAAGCAATCTCCGCATCATAGTTCATCGCTTTCGGAATGATGATGCTTGCCTTGTTCTTCTCGGCTTCGGCGATTTGGTCATTCAGGCTTTGAATCTCTTTCTGCAAGGCTTCGATGTCTGCCTTCAGCTCTTGACCTTCTGCAGTGATATTCTTCATTTTCTCAGCCTTTTCGGCGTTGAAGCGATCAAGTGCGGATTGGTTGGCCTGCTCGTTGATGTCGGCTCCACAATTTGGGCACAGCACCGATTCCAAAGGTGTAAAGAGCTTGCCGCGTTCGGCGTACCAATCTTTCTTCTTTTGCTCCTTCCGCGCCTCTTTGTCGGTGATCTGAGTGTTTTTCAGATGGATTTGATTCTGCAGACTGTGGATATCCAACTCAATCTTGGCTGCCTTTTTCCCGACTTCCGCGGCTGCTTGGCTTTCAGCCTGAGCCTTTTCACGAAGGTTGTTGATTTGGTCATTGATTGTCTGGTTTTTCTTCAGCAGTTCCTCCCGGTCGGTTGCCTCGGATTTGCTGAGCAGGGCTTTCGCTTCGAGGAGTTGCTGATTCAGACTTTCGATCACAGGATCTTTTAACCCCGTCTTTTTTACTCGAAGTTCGACGATCTTGGTGGTGTTGCTTGTGATTTTCTGAGCCGCCGCCGTGAACGCATCTTCGGAGACCGGATCGTTGATCACAAAGCCATTGATCTGTGCTTCAAGGTCGGCAGCCCTGCGCTTGAGTCCGTTGGTCTTGCCGTCGTCGAGCTTGTATTTGAGTGTCTTGATAGCCTGGTCGGCATCGCCGAATGCTTGATCCAGTTCCGGTTTGATGTCCTTCAGCATGGTGTTTGCTTTGAACACCTCATCCGCGTCGACATCCCCGACCAGTTCCGTCAGGATCTCAAGCCGACGTTGCCAGGATAGCCCTTGGCTGAAGAATGTTGGGTTTGTCAGGATATTCAAGTACTCCGTCGATGGTAGTCGGAACAATCCAAGGATCATTTCCGTGTATTCGGTCGCAGTCTTTTTTTGACCGTTGACATAGAGATTGGTGTAGTGCCCTTTCATCTCGTAGTCGGTTGTTCCGCGCGTTTTGACCCACTGCTCGCCGTACTCTTTTCGGAGCATGATCTCCATTGGGCCATCGTTTTTGCCGTTCAAAAAAACCAACTCAGCAACAGTCTCCAGCTTTTCGGCCGGTTCCAAGAATCCATTCTGAATTGGTTTAATCGATGACAGGTCAGATGACCCGTTGTTCAATTTTCCGACCAAAACAAACGCGATGGCGTCTGCAATGGTCGACTTCCCCCAGCGGTTAGGCCGGCGGATCTCATTCTTTGCTCCCGTGAAATCGATTGATAATTGGTCGAACTTCCGGAAGTTTTGCAGTTTGATAATTTTCAGTTCCATTCCTTTTACCTCTTTCTCCTTATTTTTACGCCCGTAGAGCGTTTTTTATTGTGGTGGGGTATAAATACTCAACCCTGTGATGTAAAATGAGTTTGTAAGGTGTTTTCTGTCGTTTCGGTATATTTTATTCGATAATTAACTTCTGTTTATCTTGTTGCGGCAATTCGTTCTCAAAAAAAATCGCAGGGGATACTTTGAATATATCTGCAAGTTGGCAAATTTCCTTGATAGTAAAATCATTCTTACCAGCCAGTTTCCTATGAACGGTATCTCTTGCAACGCCGAGTAATTGTGCGGCTATTTCATGAGTGATTCGGTTCTCGGCAAATAAACCCCGAATCTTATTGCTATTTAACTTATACATTTAATCACCCCTTTACTATGTAATGATTTTTAGAAAACTCACAAAACATTTTCACTGCATTCCCCGATGACATTTTCAGCCGATTTATCATGCAATAATTTTGAAACAAAAGCCAATGTTCTCGTTCCGTTATCTGCATCATTGTTCCTCCTTTTGGTTTTATTTGTCCTTACACGCTCATTATAAATATCGTTGTCGTACAAGTCAATAGATTTTTTACTTTTTCCGACATTTTTGCGCTTTTATGGAACCACCCTTCCATTGCGAGTATTGGAGGAGATGCATGAATGGAACGATATTTTTCATAAGCAATAAAAAGAGGGATGATTACCCTCTTTTTTTGAATGATCCAAGCGGTCTGCCGTTTCTGCGGGTTGATAAATACTCAACAACCGAATTGTAATCAATAGCATTGCCAATTACCTTTAACTTACCCACTTTAATCAACTGCGACACTCGTTGTCTGGATACGCCCAGATATTCTGCTGCATCCTTGGCTGACATGTTCATTGCCACATCACATCACTGGGTGTGCTTTGGCCGACTCCCAAATCTCATTAAATCTTTGAGCGTGGGCCTTTGCATAAGCGTTGAAAAATCTTTGATCCGAACACGGAGCAAGTTTCTGATGAATGTCTTCTCGCAAATCATCATCCATCAAAATTACAGCAGCAGCAAAGTCAATTATTCTGCCGTATTCATTTCTGACTAATCTTTGAGGCTGGATAGCGTTGGGAATCCAGCGCTGATCGATCACATCTCCGTGGGAATCTTTTTCAATCACATAGGCTTGATAATGCACCCCAATACGATAATCTTCTGGTTCTTTGATTTTCGCAAATCTATGTAGGTACTGGATAGCCTCTTTTTTGTTAGTCGTCTGAAAAACAATATCGCCATTTTCGTAGCCGTTCTTTAATTCAGACACCATTACTTGATATAACATTTTATTTTCTCCTTTCGCCTATCTCATCAGAAGCGGGCGGCGATTCCGCTTGACCGCCTTGTGGCGGTTTCGATTATTTTCGGACTAAAATTTGAAGATTAAACCATAAGGTATGATCACGATAATATTTTATAGCATCAACGAGTTCGTGCCAGTTGTTTGAGGTTTCAAGTGTGATTCCATAACTTCGGAATCCTTGCTCATCTTCGCAGTCTCCGATTAATTCGTATCTGTCATTGTTCATTTTATTTCCTCCTTTGGGGGTTGCCCTTATCACATCACTGGGTGTTCTTTGGCCGGCTCCCAATTACTATTTTTTTATTTCCCATGCGGTATAGACCGAACGATATGAACAATCCCAAGTATCCAAAATCACTCCTTCGACGCACACAGCAACATGGCCTGCCATCTTTAAAATGTAAGTTCCTTTTGGATGCAACTCTGTAAAGTCACTACCTTTGATTCTTGGTTCTCCTTTTATTGCTTTGAAAATCAATCTAGGATAACCCTTCAAATAATCGTATAAGAACTTCGTATCTTTGTAACTTGTGAAATTCCATTCACGCTTCTTTTGATTGAGCTCTCGTCTGCACTCCATGTAGTCTTTGTTAAATGCGGTGCTGATTGCTCTAACCACACAGTCAGTGGTTTTGATTCCTTTTGGATGTGCGTTGTATTCTTTATACATTCTAAGCCCACCCTTTCGTTTTATTTTCTGAGGTTTACCTCGTAAAGCACATCAGGAAAACCTGATATGCTTAACCAACTAAATCTCTCCGTATGCTTCTTTGATCATCTGAATAACTTCATCGTGGTCGTCTGATTTTGTTGCGTTTTCAGATATCACTTCATTAACGGTTTGAAGGACTGCTTTGTATTGCTCTTCTGTCATGTTGTATCTTGCTTTTGCGCCTTCAAGTATTTTTCTAATTTGTGCTTGCATCTCCGTTCTCCTTTCACGTTTATTTTTTTTTGCGAGTGAGTAAATGCCCCATTTACCCACACTTATATCATACCATGCCTATATTTTATTGTCAAGGGTTTTTCAATGCTTTTTTTAATAAATAATTAGAGGGCTGATTACCCTCTTTTTTTGAATGCTTTTTATATATTTTTACCCAATAAAAAAAGCACCCCAAATCAAGGGGTGCTTTTCGTGAGGTTTAGTTTAGGGAGAATATCAAAGGTTGCCTCGGGCGGATTCGGCTCTTTGCTGACCATTGGCTTTTGAGGTGCCGGTGGGCCTATGAGCAGCTTGGCAGCATTCTCTGCAAGCACTCTGGCAAAGGCTTTCTTCTTCTCTTCTTCAATCCGCACACGCTCTTCCGCTTTCCGCTTTTCTTCATCAAGCCGTTTTTTGACGGTGGGTATCCGAAATTGGATCTCTTTAAGAACCTTAAACCTTTGAGAAGTGTTATACATGACGACGGCCTTAAAAGTTTTGACAGCTCCTGCCCACCCAGCTCTCAGCTGCATGATGATCATTACAATCATCGCCATGACTGCTCCGCCTTTTAGGGCTACCGCACCCCATGCGACTAAAGGCATGATGATACCACCCAGGAAGCGGACGGCAGCACGTTTGAATGCGCCTTTTTTCTCGTATTTTTTGCGGTTCCGCATTCCCCATCTGCTCTTGGTTTCTTTGTCGTCAGGCTCATCCTGGTCTGAATGAATGGCCGCAGAATCGATTGGCAGATATCCGGGGATCTTCCGGTCCGGCAGGCTTTCTAGATATTCCCTGTCCGTCTGCTTTTCTTTCAGATAGCCGATCCTCTGCTCGATTTTGGAAATCCTTCTTATGATTCTTGCGACTCGAATCTTGATGATCCATGCCACAGCCCAGCGGATAACCTTCGCATATCTCTTTTTATCCAGGCTATCTTTTTTGGCTTCGAGGTCGTTCTTTTTGGATTTGAGTTTGTCAACGGCCTTTTGGATCGTGATCCGGAACAGGCGCTCACGTTCTTCCAGGTTCATTTCGTCGACCACGATGCCGATGATCGCCGAGTCCTCTTTAAGCGGCTTGCGGACCCATTCCACAGATCCATCTTGTTTTACCGTAAAGACCCCTTCGAGGATGTCATCAGATTCCTGGACCGCTTCCCTGTACTTGTCTGTGTTGAGCATCAGCGAAAGCGCGAACTGATAGCCCACGTTGTAGGCATAGAATTGCTCCGCAGTCATGACAACGAACGAGATCCAATAGTCGTAGCTTGTAATCGTTCCCAGCCAGTCCTTGAACCCGAACCCGACCGTTGCGCCGACAAATGATATCACTAACAGCCCGAGCAGTTGAAGCCCTGTCATGGTGGCATTAAAGGCCACCGATTCCTTTGATGTCTTCGGGTCCAGTAATTTATCCATGAAGCGTTCGTTTTTTGAGACGTCACTCATTGCTCGTCACCGGTTTCCAGAGTCTGTAATACTTCTTTTCGATCTTTTCAGCGATCCATGCCAGCAGGTGGCTTCCGCCCGAGATCAGGCTGAATGTTATAGCGTCTTTTGCGACCAATGTCGCCAGCCAAAGAACAAGGGCAATCCCCAAAAACAGGAAGGCGTGGTTGCGGATAAAAACGACTTTTTTATCCAGCTTGATTTGCTCGATCTGCGCTTTTATGAAGTCGCTTGCGAACATGAGCGCAAGAAGCCCGATGATGAATGCTCCGAGTGCCCAGCGCCCGAGAACTGTATTGTTGGCCGGTTCCTTGAGCACCCCCCAGATCAGTCCTGCTGTTAGGAGTGGTACAAAAAACATCAAGAGGTACTTGATCGCCGCCCAGAGGTAGTATTTTTGTTTATCCGTCATGGCGGATCACCTATCCTTCGTTTTTAGCCGGGTCTTTGGGCGTTTCATTCAGCGATGCAAAGAGTTTCGCTTTTTGCGCCTTGACCTGTTCGATCAGGGCTTCTTTCTTTTCCTTGGCCGCTTTGATTGTGTTGCCGACAACTTGCTTTGCGACATTCTCGGTGGCATCCGCAAATATCTTTCTGATGGTGCTCTCATCGACGGTGTCTGGCATAGCTAGGACCTTTTCCGATGCGGTCTTCAAGTGCGCTCCATAGGCCGCTATTGATTCGTTAGACGAGTTTGCCGTGATTGTGACGAGTGCGTCCAGGATCACAGCATTCATAGCTTCAGACTTCGCAGCTCGAGCATCGGCTTTTGCGTTGTTTGTCGCTAATGTTTGGATCTCTTTCTTAACTTCCGTATTTGTCGATGAGATGCCTTGATTGGTCTGTTTAGCAGCCCGAAGTTCTTTGATATAGTCGGTCAGCTTCTTTAATCCAAATATCAAAAGACCGACAAGTAAAGATGCCAAAATCGCCGCGGGAATTCCCAGTACTGTCAACAGATCCCCGGCATAAACCTCCAACACATCTGATAAAAAAGCGATAGCTTCGTCTTTTGATAACTCGAATCCACCGATGATGATCTTGTCGTCCTCAATGATGATCTCGATGTCTTCAACTGCAGTTGTGATCACTTCTTCCGTGATCTCCGGCTCTGTTGTGATCTCCGCAGCAAAAACCTTCGGAGGAACTGTGAATGCTAGCAATAGCACAGCCAGCAAGGCTATAAATAATACTTTGACTTTAATCATAAGTCGTCACTCACTCCTTCTGCGGTCATGACCGCCAAATCGATGTTGATGCCGAGAGCAATCTCGCACTCTCTGATCCTGTTTTCAAGCAGGTTAATCGTCTTGTCTTTCCTGGTAAAAAACTCTTGAAGCGTTTCTCCCTGAATCTTGACCTGATCCAGTGGGATGTATTTGTAAATTCCTTTTTTATCGTCGATGCAGACGAGGACCGCATCCTTGACAGGGGCGACCCTTGAAAAGGTGACTTGCTCCATTGTCTTACCTCTCAAAATTAAAATATACCGCGGCTTGCTCTTTGCACCAGGCAACATATTCTCGGTACGCGATATAGTTTATGTCTTGGTTATTGGCGATTCCTTTATTTGTCAAGGCAAATTCATCGTTTTGAGAATATCTCAGCCTAATAAAAGCAACAATTGCTTCTGCGCGACAACGCATATCGCCCCTCAATATCGTTTTGTCGCAGTTGTAAAACGTTTCAATGACACCGTCTTGACTTTTCTCAAAGACTTCGACGTTGTCGTTTTTGACAATCTCATAAATGCTCCCACCGAGATTTTTTACCTCTAAATCGTTTGGAAATATATTTGATTCGCAATGACTTTTTTCTAACAACATGACCGTAACACCTCCTTAATTTTTGCTATGATATTTTTATAATATTTGATATATAACACATAACTATCGGTATTGACTACCCAACCATAGTAGCTAGTTAAAGCCGCAGCGTTGTGTCGATTAGCGTTTTTTTGAAACGAAAAATATTTGATTCGCATTCGCCTTGTTATTCTTTTTCTTATGAAGGTTTTTTGTCTACTAAAACAAAAACCGCAAAAGTCCAAGCTTCTTTTAGTTACATTAAACAACTGCCAATTGCTTTTAATTTCTAACCCTTCGTCTCCGAGAAACGTTCGTAACTTCTCAAATACCTTGCGCAATTCTCGTTTGTTCCCGCCAAACAACACCAAATCATCCATATACCGTATGTAATATTTTACTCCAAGTTTTTCTTTGATGTAATGATCTGTGTTCTGTAAATAGAAGTTTGCAAACCATTGACTCGTATAATTCCCGATTGGGAGCCCCTCGTGATGCGAATCGATAATCAAATCAACCAACCAAAGCGTTTCAGGGTCTTTGATTATTCGCCGAAATTTTGACTTAAGTATATCCTTATTGATGTTTGGATAATACTTTTTGATATCTAGTTTCAGACAATACTTGGTGTTTTTATAATCGGTTCTAATCCATTTTTCGCAAGCTTTTTTGGCGTGATGTGGCCCGCGAGTCGGTATTGAGGCGCAAGACCAATGATACATGCTTTTTATGAGCAATGGTTTAATGACGTTGATTAAAGCCCAATGAATAATTTGATCTGGGAAAAACTTCGGTTTGTAAATAGTCCTTTCTTTTTTGGTTATGCCATCAATGATGGTTGCTTGGTAATACTTATTTGGAATATAAGTTTTGTTGGTCAATATACCCCGAACTAAATCCACACTTTTGTCAAAACTTTTTAATGCGTTCTTGACTGCAAATTTTTTTGTTTTGTTTTTGCTGGCGCTTATTAACGCATTTTTGATATTTTGGGTATCACAAATTTTTTCATATAAGAAACCCCGCCTTTTCATACAACCTCTTTCTATGACATTAACGGAGTTTCGAGAATTAACCTACTAAGCCGTTCCCTTAATTGTCATTTTCCAGCAAGTGCTGAGGAGTTAACCCACAGGATAAATAGATGTTTAGTCATAGAGTGACGAGCGCCTTGATTGATGTTCGCGTTACCGAGGCTGTTGTTCAGATTCCAATAGAACGGACCACCATTCGAAGAGTTGTTCCAATTACTGCCAACGAACGCAGAACCCAAACCGGCCGAAAACGTGTATTTAACCCCTATGTATTTTATTTAATTTTTAAAAACTAAATACTTTTAACTATTGGGGGATAACTTCCCCCACGCCCCCTTTAAGGGCGGTAAGAAAGACGAGCGCCTCGATCGATGTACGCGTAACCGAGGCTGTTGTACAGATACCAACAGAACGGACCACCATCCGAAGAGCTGCCCCAACGACTGCCAACGAACGCAGTTATATCGCCTGTGTTTTGATAGTAATAATCACAATAGAATGTCGCATCGCCTACGCTACCGCTGTTGCTGACAGGAAATTTGGCGAAAGGAAACCTTGAATCATAACCTAATTCCGAGAAATAGCCGTTCGCAGTTAAGTTGAGGTAGGACAACTTGACGTATGGATATGCGTAAACGCCGTTACTTGAAGCTGTGTCGTTATACGCAGATGGGTCTGCACATATATAGGCTTGATTATCAACAATTTTGACCCCGTCAATATTTTTCCAAATATTACCATACGGATTCTCGAGGCCGCGCCACATGATTGGCCGTTTTTGTTGAGCGCCAAATATTGCAGAACTTGATTTTGCTATATCTAACTTGCCGGTTTTCCACGCAAGCGAATATATAAAGTGCCCTGTTAAAGCTTGAACGGCGGCCCCGTCGTATGTGATCGTTGAACTACCGGCCTCGGGAGTGTCGGCGTTAATCGCTGTGATAACTCTGTCAGAAGCGATTTGATTGCCACCTCTTGTGCTCCCGACGCCTATAGTTTGCCCCACTAAAAACGCCGCTGCCGTTGCATTGGCGACTATGGCGGTATTAGCCCCGGCGTTGGCGACACCGTCAACTGTGGCGACGTGGCTTTCAGAATACGCCATTGAAAAAGCACCATACATGATTGTTTGCATGTTTTTTGTCGCAAATTCAATCATCATTGGTATTTGAACTAAATCAACATATTCAGCTAGGTCTGTGATTTGATATTTCGAAGAGCTGTCGTTCGTGTCAAGTTTTCTTGCTGCAGTTCTGAAATTCGCTCTCGAATAATTACTTTTAGGAAAAACACCGCTGATTGACCTTAATTTGCTGTCACCATCAAGATATGCTTCATAAGCGCCCATGTAGGCATAGTCCCGTTCTGCGCCATCTGTTTTTAGGAACGGCAAAGGCAATCTATAACCGTCCAATTTAGTTGCGCACATCCACCAATAATGATAAGTTGTTTCGCCATCTAAAGTCCATTCTTCTTTGATATAGTATTTTGGGACTTCAACAAAAGTGTTCTCCACTTTGTTTTGTGACCCGTCAACCGCCTCCACGACAACCTTTTTCCTGCCGCCAAAAATATGAACACTGTCAAAGGAATTAAATACAACAGACGCGTCCGTCCCGACCGCTGCTATCAACCCCGTCTCCGACCCAGTAGATAATTGCCCGTTAAACCTTCTAACACGCTCTAGAGTTGGGCTTGACTGGCCCACCACTTCACGCACTCCGTATTCGGTGTGTCTGTCAATGTAATTTGCGTCTGAGTCTTCCCCCACTATCCGCACCTTTAAGACGTCGTTAGTGATTTGTGTCAAATTAAATCCCATGATTTATACCTCCACTTTATTTATTACGACTATTTTCCCGTTCCGGTCGTATTCGAACGTTGTTTCAAAAGTTTTGTTGTCGAGAGTATATTCTTCAGTTATTTTAATGATTTTCCCATTGCCATTATAAGTTGGTGTCGTTGTCACATTATCGCTTGTTGCAGACTCCACTTTTCCATCGGGTCTATACAATATCACCTCCTGGCCAATGCCGCGCGTTTCATTGTGAATCGTCCCACTCATTTTAAGGCCGACCACTTTTACTTTTGACGTTGCCACAACCTCTTGAAACTCCAATATTTCGTCATAAGTAATCAGCCTGCCGAACAACCCTTCTTCGGGGGTATAGAATTCCAGTCGCTCTTCTGCACCAGTGAGACTTGAAACTTTTATGGTTTTTGTATCAAAATAAGTATCACAATCCGGGACTTTGACTTGGGCTATAAAAACGACAATATCATAATCTTGCAACGCCGACAATAAGATTGTATCTTCGTCTTCTAAAACGCCAATGTCGCTTTGCTCCCAACCGTAAATCGCTTTAAGTCCTTCATAGAAAGCGTCCTGTTCCGCTTTGGTGTATCTATTTTGAAGTTCGTCATATAATTGCTCATAGGTATATTTGTCGGCCGTAGTGGCTTTCTTCAAATACGTGGCGTTATCAGCCAAAAGGACTTGCATAAGGCCAGCGACGATACTCACATACGCATTGCCTTTGACGTTACCATACAAGTCATTTGTGGCTTTCGGTGACATGATAGCGCCGTTGTCAACCCAAGCACTACCGTTATATTCCCATTCGTGATAATCCACGCCAGCGCCAACGCCTGTGTCATAGACGAGATACCCATTCAACGGTGAGAACGTGCCATCAAACCAATCTTGAGCTTCAACGGCGTTTTTGATTGCTGTTGCTCTATCTCCTGCGTTCATCGCCAATAACTGCGCCGTAGTATAGGGAACTTCGCCGAACGACTTTCCACGTCCATCTTTGCGCGCTATTTCTCTTTCTAACGCCGCAATCAATTCCCTAATCTGCGTATGGGCGACGTTTGTCTCGTCGGTATTGTGTGCATCTACTGCCCCATCCATCTGGCTTTTGTTTACGGCGTCTGCATTATCTGTACCTTCGCCAAGCCCGGTTACCTTTTTTGTTCCCATGGCAAGATTGCCGGACATCGTGTCTCCGGTTTTTTTCACATATGTATTGGCAATATCTGCGCCATTCTTGTCACCGGTTGCTTTAGCGACGGTTTTGGTTCCGTCAACAACTTTTTCGATTTCATCGTCGACATACTCTTTAGGCGTTGCTTCATCATCCGCATTAGGCGTTGGTAAACCTTCAAGTTTCTTTCCATTCATGTCGACCTTGCCACCACTACCGATGATGACGTCGTTATTGAAATATGTCGGTTCTGAGAAAACGTTGATCTCGCCTTTGTTTGCGTAAACCTCATCGATCACGTTCCCGTATTGGTCTTGTTCGGCTTTCTTGGCGACTGTCCTACCGTCTTTGACTTTATCGAATTCATCATCGACTTTAAGCTTGCTGTAGATCGGAGTGTTCTTGTTGATGGTTTCCCCGGATTTACCAACGATCGAACTTACTTCAATCTTGTTTGTCGTCAGATTCGAAATCGCCAACTCCAATGCGACTTGAACCGCATCATCTAAACCAATGGGAGAAACCACTGAGTCATTTTCATAAAGGTAGCCAGCAGCTGCGATCAAAGCGTGTTGAACATATGCGTCGTCAACCGGCTCATACAAGATAATCGATACCCCAAGCCCACCGGCGACAGCTGCGGCTTCAACCGGCACAGGGATAACATAGCAATACTCGTCATCTGGGTCCAAGTCATAAATTCCGATCATGTTTGCAATCTTGAATTTGTCCGCCCGAGTAAATGTAACCCTGATCAGCCACCCTGGTTCGATGCCATACAAATAAACAAAATTCGTCTGTGAATTTTGAATCCATCGCTTATCAATAACTGTCGACTGCGTTTTTGTTGCGGGATCAAACGTTATTTTCATATTCTCACTCCTTGTGATTTGTGTATAAAAAAAGAAGCTCGAGGGCTTCTTGTTTCTATTGAGTGGGATCTAATCTCCAAATAATTTTTCTAGAAAACTATCGGAGACTATTTCAACTTTGAATGAGTTATCCTCATTGATTGTAACAGTAAAATAGCCAGTGATGAACTCATTATGCGTTGGAACATTGCCTATATAAAAATTTGTATCTAGGGCAAAATATAGCGTTGTATCATCATCTATTTTTTTATAAAAAGTAATATAAATGTTTTGCAATTCGTTATCATGATCGATAATATTTATCGTCTGTATTTCGTTAAGCGGCGACATCTTTTCCCAATATTTTTGGTCTTCGGTTGTTGAAGTTTGATTGCATGACATCATGGACAAAGTGATCAGCGCTATCAATATGGCAAGGACCTTTTTCATTCTCTCATCTCCATAAATAAATAATACCATTCATCCGTTAGTTTGTAAAGGCAACATAAAACACAGCAGCTTTATATCCAGTATGAGATTCGATTGTCGCCCTGATTATAAGCATATCATCGGTCTTGAGAGTAAGTGTATTCTTTCGGTAAATTCGGACGACGTACTCGTTGCCGATTTCTGCAGAGAGCCCGGCAAATACAACTTTAATCCGATGCAGATGCGGACTGATCAAATTGTTGACCATATGCAGAATATCTGTGTATTCGGTGCCAATTTTGATATAGCGGATGTATGGATCAATGCCGTTTTTGGTGTCTTTGATCAGGCTGGATTCGAGCAGGAACTCAGACTCCACGGCATCGGTGCTGTGGTAGGTCTTGAAGTCGACTTGCATGGACCCGATGATTTTTTCGGATACGTCGTGATAGTACTTTTCATCATCAATCATGATCAAGGGATTTGCGCCGTTAAATGTGACCTCTGCGATTGCCGGAAAATTCGCCTCCGAGGATCGGACGCTGTCGGTCAGGATTTTGTAGGTGATATATTTTGACGATCCTTTGGTAAAGGCTACCGGATAGTAGCGGAAGTCCACCAGATCGGTGCTACTCTGGGTGTCGAGCTTAGGCCCGGCGCTGATGTTGTCACGAGTTGCCCACGAGATCAGCAAGGACCTGTTGATGACTTTAACTGAGAGATCAAGCGCGGTCCAGAGTGGGTCGCTTTCGTATTCGCCAGTTTTCACAAGGATTTCCGCGGGGATCTTTGCGACTATGGACCGGGAGTTGCTCATGGAGTCGAGCGAATAGAATGGGAACCACTCGCCAAGATAGGTGCTGATTCCATGCTTTGCCAACATTTCCGCTGCTTCAGATTGTGACCGGCAAAACCACACGCAGGCCATGTAATTGGTCACGCGGTTAAACGCTTTGTCTGGTCGGATGTCTGGTAGCGATAGTCCATCGTCGGCAGAGAGATATTCCGACTTCTTGACCAGTTCATCGGATAGTGCCAAGGTTGCCTGGATTGCTGCATAAGTCATTTGAAATGTGACCGAAGCGATGACCTTGCTGTTGTAGATGTCTCCGGCCTTTGGCATTTTCGTGATTGCGTCGAACTCATACGTGACCGACTCGTCCATGTTTTTCATCGACTCGATATAGTTCCGCATGTTGGCCAGTAAGGATCTTCCGGATACAAGGTTTTCTTCCTGGCTATAAAAGACATTCCGGTTGATCGCCATGCCGTTTCGTTGGGTCACTTGGCCGTCGAAGTAGAGATTGCACTTGATTACATAATAGTTGAGGGCTGGATAAAGCCGCTGATAATAAGGATGTTTTTCGATTGATGGCGGTTCTGGATATATGTAATATACCGGGTCTCCACCTAACTTTGGATGTGGTGAGTGCGGGTAAATATGTGACAATATCCCGATGTTGTATATTTTGTTTTCTCCGCGTTTGTAGTAAAGAGTGTTTTGCTGATGATATGGATCTAACCCTGCTTCGTCCGGATCTAGCATCAACCATTCTTTGTATTCGACGATTTTTGCTGAAACCGGTATTCCTGTGATGTTACGGTAAAAATCATTACCAATCATAGGCAAGGTTGCCAAATAGGCAGCTTTTTCTGTTTCGTTTTCGAAGATTGGGTCTTGATTATGATCAAATAGTCCAGCTTCAACTTCCAAGTCGCCTGTGGTAAAAACCCCGATTGCTCTCAGCTCTGTCGCTGACTTGATATTGTATGGCAGCCGGATCACAAGGTTGCTTGCTGATTCGGCGGATACGGCATCATTGTCAGGTTCTGCCAATACCCCGAACTCCATATCATCTTCGGGGAACCACAACTCACCATCCGATCCCATATTTTCAACGAGCGCATGAACCTCGCTGGCGTAGTTGCCGCCCTGATATTGCTTCGCCTCACCGATCTTGACTCCGTCGATGCTACTGATCAAATGGGTTCCTCGCAATCTGATGAAGTAAATCTCAAACTTACCCGAAGAGTTGATTCTGGCTTTCGGCCGTACTTGGTTGTTAAGCCCGATCTTGATCAGGTTGTCGAGTAGCGAATTACTGGCGATTTGATAGTCAGGGGTTTTCCAGTTCTTCTCGAGGGTCATATAATCAGGCTCGGTGCTGATCACGATGTCGTATGGGCTTTTTGCGAGCGCTATGAGCCTTTCAAGGAACTCCGCCACTGTATACTCGCCCTGCGTAAAAAATGCTGTTTGGACAAAAGTTTCACGCAATGCGCAGATCATTTCCTGCACTGTGTAACTGTGATAACAGAAAGAAGTGCCCGTTTTGGGTTCGACGAGTCCTCCGTCGACGATGACCAGCCAGTAGATGCGTGAATCCATGTTGATTCGACAGAGAGTGCCAGGAGTCAAGGATGACAATGCATCATCGGTTAGGCTTTCAAAATAAAGCCCTATCGAATAGGATGATGTGGTTTCTGCTGCGATGGAGTCGCCAAGATTCAGCGGTGCGATCACTTGACCGAAGTCGACCCATTCGCTGTCTTTATAGATTTGAAACTTGCAGTACATCCTGGTCACTTCCGATCCGATAGTGAGAGCCTGCCCCACTTGTCATAGCTTGTCACGGTGTTGGCTGTTATGAATAACTGCCCGCTTCTCAGTTGCAGCATCGTCAGGTCGTTGTATTTTTGAGCCTGCTGACGACGTTCTTCTTTTATCTTTTCGATCTCGCGCAAGACCGTAGCAACCCCTTTGAACGCGATCGTGGCCATGGCTGTGACGTCCATTGATGCGGCTCTTGCCACTAAAAATCCCCACTCTGCTCCTTGACGAATCACGCCTGCGACTTGTTGGTTGCCAGTTGCTCCTAGGACCTGCGTGAATCCTGAAACAAAGAGCTGTGCAGAAATACCCCCAACGAACCCACCAGACACCGCTTTCTTTTGTGAGGGAAGCGTTGTTCCTCCTGGCGTTGTGCCGGGAACGGGTGTTCCTGCCCCACCGTCAATGACATGCTCGACGCGCAAGATGATTTCTTTATCATTGGCCATGATCGATCATCTCCAGGTGATCGTAAAGGACAGGTATTCGAATCCGCCCGTCTTTCGTTTGCGGATATTGGAAATCAGCACGGGGATGGTTCCGCTTTGCAGACCGAGACTGTAGACCCGCCTCCGCATATTGGTGCTATAGGTTGCCGACGTCCTGTCGGCATAAAAGAGAGTGCAAAGGAAATCATGAAGCGGATCTCCGGGGATTCGGACAACTTGAACCGTCATGTTTTGGGTGTCGCCTGTCACGTCGATCTTCGGCGCGTACTCCTCGACCAAAGGCGTCGCAGTGATATTTGGCGTCAGCATTTCATCGCTGTCTTGTAGCCCGTTGACCTTGCAATAATCGTCAAGGACGGTGATGCCGTAGTAGGAATAAAAAGGATCCTCCGGCGGTGATGCCGGTGTCTCTCTTTCGATCCGGACTCCAAAGTCGAGCGGATAAAGGTCCGGATGTGGGAGAATGTTAGCCTCTGGTAGTGGCCATAGGCTTTCTGGATCGTTCACGACCTTGAAAAGTACATGTCTGATTGATCCAGTGATTTCTTCGTCTCTGACGATTATCAGCCAACCACCATTCAGGATCGTGTAGGTGCCACCCGTGGTTTTGTCAAGAAGTTCGCCTTGAAAGCCCTCCGCGGAATACTCGGACAGAACCATGTCGGCGGTTGCCTGCCAATATAGCCCGATGGTTGACCCACCGTGAGAACTGACATATCCGTCGGCGTATACAGTTGCCATTCCTAAGTTTTCAAAAGCGCGGAAATCGGTTATCTTGCGAAACTCGAACGAGAAGTCATGCGGAAGCGTCATGCGCTTTTTCTCGGCAAGAGACAGAAACTCGGTTAAGGTGGATTCACCCCAGTTATGATCGATTCCGACTTCTCTGGCTTCGCTGCCGGGAACCTCGATATAGGATTCCTCATCATCCAACTTCAGAACGTCCGAATAGATGACGGAGCCTGTCAGAATAACTTGCTCCATTTGGATGCTTTCTTGCGTGATCCCCGGTTCGTTCGTCACTTTGACTGAGACATCGTAAGGCGTGCCATTTGGAACCGCTAACCCCCACTTGAATTGGTACTCGTAAGTGACTGCTGGCGTCATCGGATCGTCAGCCATGTCGTCTGTCACAGTAGCTTTGTATGAATTCGTCAGTTGACAGTAAGTGTTCAATATCGAAATGAATCGCTGGATGTAATTCGCATCCAGTTGGAAAAGAATCATAATTGATGACTCGATGGCGTTCAGTCCAGGGATGTCGGATCTCGTTCCCGACCCAGTCTTGATGATGGCCGAGATTGTAAATCGATCATCGGAGAGTTGCTGCCTTCGGAGGTCGTTCGTCAGTTTCAAAGTGTATTTATCGCTCTCGATGCCAGCTTGATCCAGGAGCGATTGAAGATCCGCTTTTATAATCGGCTTCAACAGTTGTTCGATTGTCTTTTTCATTGAATCTCACCTGCCATCTTGGTTGATAATTCTGATATAGCGTTTCCGGTCTGATTCATCAAGGCCCAGTATTCCTCCTGTGAAATTGCCCCAGACATGATGGCTATCAGCATTGGCTTTGCCTCTTCGACTGCTATTTGGATCCACCCCTGGTGTGGGTTGATTGCTCCATGCCATTTTTCTGCGATCCACGGCTCGTTAGTATAGACAGCATACGGAGCAGGCTCGCCGCCGATAACGATCTCCCATGTTGAAGCGGATGGATTCCAGGCTTTGCGAATCCCGTTATTCGTCAGATTCCACGTCTCTTTCGGAGCCCTCAATTTGAGGTGTGCGACCAAGTAGTCCGTGGCCTGTTCAAGCCGTGCCTGATAATTCATGTCAATGCAATCGTCCAGAGCTTGCGCAAGGGGTCGAAATCAACCGCGACCACATTACGTCTGGCTCCCCGATAGACGACTTGCGCTCCTTCTTCGATGCCCATCAGTTTTGAGACGTTGGTCGACACGATGACCGCGCTATATTGTTTGCCTTCGAGCCCGTCTCGGAAAGTCTTGCCAGTTTTCGAAGCCCCAACAGAAGAACACCAGAAATCGACCGGCTGTTGCGTCGATCGGCTTTCTTCGCCCTCGTTGGTTGTGATCATGCGATGCCATGTGGCGGTTTCGGTCTGCCCTGCCCGGCATTCGGTAAAGAGCGCCATCAGAAGCACCTGCAGATGATGTGGTTGTTGAGGATCCGCTTGGCGTTCGGGCAGATGACCCTTTGTTGAAGGTCGGCCATAGGCTGATAACCGTCAGTGACGGCGTTATATCCAGAGCGCCGCGAGAAGTCTGTGTTGATGTAATGCCAGATCAGCTGTTCCATGGCTGCTGTGTTAATGTAGCTGTTTTGAGCTTCCGACACATCATCAAAATCGAACCGCGGAGATGCGGACAATATGTACTCCTTGATCAGCTCGGTCACGTCGACGATCGCTCGATCAGTCTTTGACGACGGGTCATGATCATCAGGGATGATTTGGTCCAGGTCATAGCCATAGCGGAGTCGGAACTCCTCTTTTGTAAAGTTCGTCATTTTTATCCACCTCATTTTGGTTTTGGGTACTGCCGGAGTCGAACCGGTCTATTTGCCCTTGCACCCATGAAAAAGCCACAGGATTGGCTGTGGCTTTGTTTTATTACGGTTACGCTTTTCTGTGCAGGTAGATGCCTTTGACTTTGTTGTCGTAGACCTCATGAATCCCGTAGCAACGATGAGCAACTCTCCAGGAGTCGTAGTCTGCGTCCGGCATGTCAACTGGGGAAACTGTCCGCTTCAGTCCTTGAAGGATTGCGGTTGGATGGGCGATCAGGAAGTTGATTTCTCTGCCTGATATGGCTTGGAAAGTCCAGACGAGGTTGCCTGATCCATCGCTAACGGTGCCAGTAGATGGCCAAGTGGGTGCGGTTGAGCCGGAAGTTCCGGCAGTCGTGCATTTGTAGACCTTTCCATTTGCCTCGATCATGTCGTTGAGCGAATAAGCATGAGCAGCTTCCCATGCGTCGTATTGTGACCCGTATCGAACATACCCGCCAGCGGTTTGGCCAGTTGTCGTTCCATCGTATTTCGAGATCTTGGAATAAAATCTGGTCTTAGGAACCGATAGGATTCGAGAAAATGATGCCAGTGTTTCGCGCGATTTCGTGGTGTCGAGCGCTTGAATGGCACGAAGCTGGGAAGATTCGCAGGCCAGAACTCGGCCCTCCACCGGCACTTCGTTGGTGTCCATATCGCCCATCGCGGTGTTGATTGCGACTAGCAAGGCTGCCGCATCCGCGAGTGTTGCCGGAGTCGCGGCCAAAATAGAGGCCGCAGAAGCGTAGGTTGCGAATCGGTCAGCGTCCAGTTCCGGCACGAGTTTAGTCCGTATGTATTCCGCCAACACGTCCATGTAGAGCCCGCCAAATTCAGCTTCGTCCAGTGCATCGATGGAGAATTTCCTCGCACGGTCGTAGTTCGGCGTTTTTGTTTGCCATGAGGCGGTGGCGTCTCCACCAACGAATGCTCCACCGCGCGAAATATCGGCAGGGCCATCGACAGAAATTTTCTTGATTTTGATCTCTTTCCCGACGATTTGGATTTGTCCGTTGTCGAAGACAGAGGTCAGGGATGCGGCCTTATAGATAAGGTCCGCGGCTTGTTGGTATTGAACGGGTAATGTAATGCTATTTGGCATGATTTATGCCCTCCTTGAGTTTATTTTGTAATCTTATCGATTGCTTCTTTGCCGACGTATCTGGCAGCAATCTCGGCAGCGGTTTCATTGCCAGTGCCTGGTTGCTGTTGGTTGATTGGATTGCCGAAGCGATCGATTTGTGGCTTTGTTTCGACGCTGTCGAACAGATAAGCGTCGGACTTCTTCAGAGCTTCAATCTGAGGATCAAGGCCATCAAGTTTTCCGTCCTTGATGACGATTTTGGAGTGATCCAGAAGAGCGTGGACCGCTTTCGGGTTCTTTGCCTTGGCAGTTTTGAGACTGTCCTGAAGCAAGTAATCTCTTTCACGTTCTGCAATCCTGGTCTCGTATTCGGCCTTGGTCTTTTCGTTTGAAGATGTGAGTTCGGCAATTTTGGCGGTCAGTTCTTCTTGGCTCTTCGCAGCTTTCAGTGCGGCGGTGAGATCCATTTCGAACTTATCAGCCCGTGCCTTGTGGTCCTTTGCTTGAATATTGACTTCATCGAAGCGTGATTTGGGGATATGATTCTCCTGCAGTTCGATGACAACGTCCTTGTCTTTCAAGGCGGTATCGATTTGCTTAAAGAGGTCATCCCCGAGTAGCGATCTAAGGTCGCTATGGATAGTTTTAACTGACATGATAATTGATCCTTTCTCACTTGTTGACGCGGTGGTGTCCGCTTTTAGGATGGAGGCTATCGCTTCCCAGCGAGTTAAAAAAAGACCCGGAGGTCTTTCGTTAAACCGATGTTTCTACTTCTTCGTTCGTGACTCTTGTCCGCCATGGGTAGTATGCTCTTTGGTTTCGGAGAGAGTATCGCTCATAATCTTTCATGAGTTTCTGCCATTCCTTCTGTAGGCCATTGGCCCCCTGATCATCGCCCGATTTGTTTGCCAAGCGTTCCTGGATTTTGAGGTTCCGGATCCCCCGCTCATACTGCCTTTGGCGGTTGTTGATGGCATTTTCCCGATTGATTGTAGCTTTGTCGTACTCATTTGGTGGACCCGATTTCGGAGTATATTCAATCAATCTGTGTCGGCAGTTATAGCCATTGATGATGCCGTTGCCATCGCCTCTTGGTCCGAGCAGCGCTTCATCGAGTGGTGTGTACTTGATGCCATCGATGGACCCAGAGGACCCGTCCATAGAATAAAGCCGGCCTTGATAGGGCGCACACCGTGGTGATGCATCCGGGTGGCTTGAAGTCCACACTAACTTGACGCCATCTGATTCAAGGCGTTTGATATCTTCCT